TCCCATTCGAGATGATAATACATGCAGTTGGGGGGTCATCGATGTTGATCGTTATAATATACAGCATAAGGACGTTATATCGGTTATACGGAAAAGGAAATACCCACTCGTCCCATTCAGATCAAAATCCAACGGACTCCATTTAATATTATTCATTGACGGTGTTGTCGAAGCTTCCGACATGCGTAAAAAATTAATTGAGCTTGCTTCTGATTTAGGTGTTAATGATACTACAACAGATATTTATCCTGCCCAAGACAAAGTAGATCTTACCCCGGAAAAGTGGGACGACAAACATAAAGGAAGTTATGTAAACCTTCCTTACCAAAAAGCGCACATGACAACTAGAGTTGCAATGGATGATGATGGTAACTCGATTAAATTAGAAGATTTATTTGAATTTGTAAAACAACATAAACTTACCCCAGAAAATTTTAAAAAATTAAAAGTATTTCAAGACGATGAAACAAAAGATTACCCACCTTGTGTAGTTAACTTTATGAAAAACAAAGTGCAAAAAGGTGAGGGCCGTAACGATGCTATGTTTAATGTAGCTGTATTAGGTAAAAAAATTAATCCAGATCCCGTCATGTACCAAGATTGGACACGTAAGATGATGGGTAAAGTATGTTCTGAGGAATTACATCCAAAAGAATTAGAAAATATTTTTAGAGGAGTTGAAAATAAAGAGTATGCTTATAAATGTAAAACATCCATAGCTAGAATGCATTGTTCTTCAAGCACATGTTTGAGACGTAAGCATGGTATTGGGGCTAATGAAGCTATACCTGAAGTTGGAAAACTTGTTAAAATAAATTCATATCCGGAACCTTATTGGATTCTTCCCATACAAGGAAAGTCAGTTAGATTATCTACAAAACAATTATACCAACAGCAACTATTAGGAGAGCAATTATTAAATTATGATATTGTTTGGAGACCTCTTAAAGCATCAAAAAGAGATCCAGATCCTTATAGAGATTGGCTTGAAGAATTAGTCTCTAACAAACAAGACATGGAAGGATTTGATGCTCATGAAGAACAGAATGATGTATTTAATTCAAGGTTATCGCAATTCTTAGAAGATGTAGAGGATACCACTGAGTTTGATCAAATAGACTCAGGAAATATTTGGATAGATAAAGTAGAGATGAGATTTAAATTAGAAACGTTTAGAAAATTTATGAAAAAGATGGGGTACAATTGGTCCGAAAAAGATTGTACTAAATTCTTAGAAGCAGGGGGAGCAGTGCCTAAGAAAAAATTTCAAAACATTGACACACGTCATTGGATTGTGAAATTACCAAAACAAACAGAGCATAAAAACAAAGATGTTAAATTCGTTAAACAAAAAGCTGCGTGGGAAGACAATTAAAATTTTTGGGCCACCCGGAACTGGAAAAACTGAGAATCTTTTAAGAAGAGTTCAACGTTTTTTAAAACAAGGAATATCTCCAGAAGAGATATGCTACATATCTTTTACTAATAAAGCGGTAGATGAATGTGTTGGACGTATTCGTAAAAAATTTAAAGAGTACGATGAAGACAGCTTTCAATATTTTAGAACCTTACATAGTTTGGCTCGACAGCAGTTTGCTGAAATACCGGTGTTAGATCCTAAAGCAGATTTGTTAATGTTTCATACACAATACGGAACGGTAAAAGTAAATTTTAAAAATGAATATGATGATGTAAAAGTTTATAACAATTGGTCGCTTCAAATTTATGATAGAGCAAGAAACATGAAAGTAGATCCAGTTTGGTTATATAAACAACAACCGAGAAAAGCGGTACGTTTACAACAGTTCAAGTCAATTATTGCGGGATACGAGGAGTTTAAAACAATGGAAATGGATAACGGACAACGGACAGCGGACAGACTAGACTTCACCGATATGGTAAAGAAATTTATAGATGATGCGGGACAACTTCCTATAAAAGTTTTGATGGTAGATGAAGCTCAAGATTTAACCCCGTTGCAGTGGGACATGGTTGTTAAAATTGCAAAAAATGTTTGGAGAGTTTACATAGCAGGAGACGATGATCAAGCAATCTATGAGTGGAATGGGGCTGAGGTAGAATATTTTCAAAGCTTTCCTGGAAGAAATGTAATTTTAAAAAAATCAGTAAGACTTAACAAAGACGTACATTTTTTTTCTAAATGTTTATTGTTAGGTATGAAAAACAATAGAGTAGAAAAAGAGTTTTATTCAAATGATAAAGATGGGGCCATATATTATTGGAATACTTTAAAGAAAGTACCTTGGAATTTAACTGGTAGTTGGTTAATCTTAGCACGTATCAATGATGTTAAAAAAGAACTACAAGAAGAAGCTAGGAATTTATCTCTTTATTATCAAGATGTTAAAGGCAATAAATCTTTTGACATGAATCAGTTCAAAGCTATTCAATATTGGGAAAAAATATGTGAAGGGGGAAGCATTACCAGAGAAGAAGCTTGCATTATGTATGAGTATTTACTAAACATAGACCATGGATTTAGGTCTCAAGACAGTAAAAAATGGTCGTTTGCTCATCCTAATCAGGTATTTAACTTTGACGAATTACATTTAAGATGTGGTATGACAGATAATAAGGGCCCTTGGTTAAAAGTTTTTAAAAGAAAATTTAAAGAAAAAGATAAGCAATATTTTTTAAAAATGATTAAGGAAGGTGTAGATTTAAACCAACCTCCTAAAATTATTATAGACACAATACACCAGGTAAAAGGAGGAGAAGCAGATAATGTTGTATTATCTAGTAAATGTAATTTTCCTTCACACTTTGAGAAAAAAAATTTAGCAGAGAAAATAAAAGAACTTCGGGTTTGGTATACGGGTGCAACCAGATCAAAGGGAACACTTCACTTGTTAGGCACTCATCATCAATTTAATTTTCCTTTAGGAAAATATTACAAACTATACGAGGCTAATTATGTCAGATAAAAATATGTTCGATGAAGCTTTTCCTCAAGATAAACAAATTGGGGGATCTCACTACCAACACTATTTAATTCAACCCTATGAATTTATATCTAAAAACGAACTCACGTTTTTTCAAGGAAACGTTGTAAAATATGTTTTGAGATATCCATATAAAAATGGTATAGAAGATCTTGAAAAGATAAAACACTATTGCGATTTAGAAATTGAAAAAATTAAAAATGCCAAAAAAGAAAAGTAAAATAATATTGTGTGAGAAATGTAATGATTTTGCGGCTGTGATAATTCACAATTATAATTACTACTGTGCAGAGTGTGCACTTTTCATAATGAATATTCCATACAAAAAAGCAACATTCATAGAGGATGCAAATTTAAGTAGGAAGGTACAATGACTCATCAATTAAATTTTATATACAATGATTCTGATTGGGTGTGTCCTTCAGAATATCCAGATTTATCTCAGGCAAAAGAAATTGCAATCGATCTAGAAACTAAAGACCCAAATATTAAAACTAAGGGATCAGGTTGGGCAACCTTTGATGGCCATATCGTAGGTTTTGCAGTTGCTGCGTTTGATCAACAATGGTACTTCCCAATAGGCCATGATGCAGGTGGTAATATGGATATTTCAATGACCACTGCTTTTATACAAGACATTCTCAAAACTCCTGCAACTAAAATTTTTCACAACGCTAGTTATGATGTGGGTTGGTTGTTGGTAAATGGATTCGAGATTAGAGGTAAAATAATTGATACTATGATTGCGGCCGCAGTAGTAAATGAAAACAGATTTAGTTTTAGTTTAAATGCTTGTGCTAAAGATTATTTAGGTGAGATAAAAAATGAAACTTTCTTAAATGAAAAAGCTAAAGAATGGGGTATAGATCCTAAAGCAGATATGTGGAGATTACCCGCAGGTTATGTAGGTTTTTATGCAGAACAAGATGCGGCCTTAACTTTAAAATTATGGCAAAGATTAAAACAAGAAATTGTTAAACAAGATTTACATGATGTTTGGGAAATGGAAATGGAATTACTTCCTATCTTAATTGATATGAGAAGAAGGGGAATTCGAGTTGACATAGATAAGGCTGAACAAATTAAAAAAGAATTTAAACAAAAAGAGGCAATTGTTTTAAAAAAAATTAAGGATGAAACTACAATAGGTGTAGACATTTGGGCCGCAAGATCAGTAGCGCAAGTGTTTGATCGAATAGGTGTTGATTACCCACGGACAGCGAAAACCGAAGAACCTAGCTTCACACAAAATTGGTTAATAAATTGTAATAACCCGATAGCGCAACTAATAAGAGAAGCAAGAGAAATAAATAAATTCCATTCAACATTCATAGACTCCGTTTTAAGATATACTCACAAAGGTAAAATCCATTCTGAAATAAATCAATTAAGATCTGACCAAGGTGGAACAGTATCAGGACGTTTATCATATTCCAATCCAAATCTCCAACAAATTCCAGCGCGTAATAAAGAGTTTGGAGACAAGATAAGAAGTTTATTCTTACCCGAAGAAGGTAAACAGTGGGGAAGCTTTGACTACTCACAACAGGAACCGAGACTTGTTGCTCACTACGCGGCATCAGTTTCAAAACAATTTGCAGGGGCCGATGAATTTATTCAAGCATATGAAGATGAGTCTGCAGACTTCCATCAAATAGTTGCGGACATGGCCGGAATTTCAAGAACGCAAGCTAAGACAATTAACTTAGGTTTGTTTTATGGAATGGGTAAAGCAAAATTAGCTAAGGAACTTGGTATAGATAAAGATAGCGCGGAG